GCGGCCGCTGCCGCCGTGGCAGCCGCTGCAGCCGCGGGCGTGGCGATGATCCGCTCCGGGCTTCAGACGGTGGATGCGCAGGCGAAGCTGGCGCAGTCGCTCGGCACCACCGTGGCCTCGATCCAGACGCTGGAACGCGCGGGCGAGCTGGCGGGCGTGTCGATGTCCGGCATCGAACAGGCCACCAAGGATCTGACGCGCCGTCTCAGCCAGGCCGCTGCAGGGACCGGCCCCGCCGCCGACGCGCTCGACCGGCTGGGCCTTTCCGCCACCGACCTGATCGCCCTGCCGCTGGACCAGCGTGTGGGTGCGATCAACGCCGCCATCGAGAGCTTCGTGCCTGCCGCCGAGCGCGCGGCCGTCGCGGGCCAGCTCTTCGGCGAGGAAGGCTCGATCGCCATGTCGCGGATCGACACCGCGACGCTGCGCCAGGCGACCGAGGACGTGCTTGCCTTCGGGGTCGTCGTCTCCGAGCAGGACGCTGACCAGATCGAGCGGACCAACGACGCGATCTCCCGGCTCGGGCTGATCTGGCGCGGGCTCTCGAACCAGCTGGCGGTCGCAGCGGCCCCCGCACTGGAAGCTGTCGCCAACGCCATGGCGGCGGTGGCCAGCCGCACCGGGCCGCTCGGCATCGCGATCCGCGGTCTGTTCGACAACATCGGCCGCCTCGCAACCTATGCCGCCACCTTCGCGGCCTTCCTCGCGGGCCGCTGGGTGGCGGGGATGGCCGCTGCCGCGCTCTCGGTCCGTGGCCTCGCAACGGCGCTGGTCGTCCTGCGCGGTGCGCTGATCCGCACCGGCATCGGGGCGCTGATCGTCGGCGCGGGCGAGCTTGTCTACCAGTTCACCCGCCTCGTCTCTGGTGCGGGCGGGTTTGGCGAGGCGATGTCACTGCTGAAAGACCTCGCCGTCGAGGTCTGGGAGCGGATCAGGATGGGCGCAGCTGCGGCGGGTGCGGCCGCCACGGCGATGTTCTTCGATCTTAAGGCCGACGCCGCGTCGGGCATGCAGAGCGCCATCGAGAGCGTGGTGGGTTTCGGCAACACCGCCGCGAACACCTTCGAGGGCGCCTACGAGGCGATCAAGGCGATCTGGGGCCTGCTGCCCGCCGCCATCGGCGACCTGGCGTTCCAGGCCGCAAACAGCCTGGTCGACGGCGTCGAGGCGATGCTGAACGGCGTGGTCTCGCGCATCAACGGCTTCATCGGCGGCATCAACGAGGGTCTGGAAGCGCTCGGGTCGGAGCGCCGCATCTCGCTGGTGCCGGACCTCGACCTCGGCGAGATCGAGAATCGCTTCGAGGGCGCGGCGACCGCCGCGACCACCGCAGCACAGGCAGCCTTCGACCGGGCCTTCGAGGACAATCCGCTCTCCGCGCCCGATCTCGGTCTGACCGAGGCGGCGAACCGGGCACTCGAGTCCGCGAACCTCTACCGTGGCGCCGCGCGCGATCTGGCGGAAGGGGCCCGCGCGCCCCTCGAAAGCTGGCAGGCGCTGCGCGATGCAGTCCGAGGCACAGACGAGGACGGCGCCGACGCTTTGGCCGAGACGACCGCTGCGGCGGAGCGGCTGGAGACGGCGCTCGGCGATGCCGGACGCGCCGCGACGGATGCAGGCGCGGCGGCCGGAGCTGCCGCTGCTGCAGCGGAGCCCGCGACCGAGGCAGCCGTCACCGGCTGGCAGGCGGTCACGGCAGCGCTGTCGGACTATGCCAGCAAGGCCCGCGAAATCGGCGGCGATATCGGCCAGAGCCTCGTCAGCGCCTTCCAGTCCGCCGAAAATGCCGTCGGCCAGTTCGTGAAGACTGGCAAGCTCGACTTCCGCGATCTGGTGACTTCGCTGCTGGCCGATCTCGCCCAGTTGGCGGCGCGGCGGTTCATCCTCGGGCCGATCGCCGATGCGCTCTCCAGCGTGTTCTCCGGCGCGGGCGGCATCTTCGCCAACGTCCTGCATGCGGGCGGGATGGTCGGATCGGCCGGACCCTCAAGGATGGTCCCGGCGATGGCCTTCGCCGCTGCCCCGCGAATGCATTCAGGCGGCATGGCGGGGCTACGCCATGACGAGGTGCCCGCGATCCTGCAGCGCGGTGAGCGGGTGCTGTCACGGCGCGAGGCGCAAGGCTACGGCGCAGGCGGCGGCGTCAACGTCACGATCATGGCCCGCGACGCCGAAAGCTTCCGGCAGTCGCGCACGCAGGTCGCCGCGGACATCGCCCGCGCCGTGTCGCTCGGGCGGAGGGGCATGTGATGGCGTTTCACGAGGTCCGGTTTCCCGACAACATCAGTCGCAGCGCGCGGGGCGGGCCGGAACGGCGCACACAGATCGTCGAGCTCGCCTCGGGTGACGAGGAGCGCAACGCCAGCTGGGCCAACTCGCGCCGCCGCTACGATGTCGCCTATGGCATTCGGCGCGCTGACGATCTGGCCGCCGTCGTCGCCTTCTTCGAGGCGCGCAACGGTCGCCTCCATGGCTTTCGCTACAAGGACTGGGGTGATTACAAATCCTGCCTACCCTCGCAGGTTCCATCGCCGACCGACCAGGCCATCGGCACCGGGGATGGCACGACCACCGCTTTCCAGCTGGTGAAGCGCTACGCCTCGGGCGCGCAGTCGTGGACGCGTACCATCGCCAAGCCGGTGACCGAAACCGTGCGCATCGCGCTGGCGGGCGTCGAGCAGCTGTCCGGCTGGTCGGTCGACACCACGAGCGGGGTCGTGACCTTCGGCGCCGCGCCGGGCGCGGGCGTCGCCATTGCCGCGGGCTTCGAGTTCGACGTGCCGGTCCGCTTCGACACCGACGTACTCGATGTGACGCTCGACCTCGAGCGGCTCGGCTCGATCACCTCCATCCCGCTGCTGGAACTGCGCCGATGAAGACCCTCGATCCCGCCCTGCAGGCCCATCTCGACGAGGGCACGACGACGCTCGCCTGGTGCTGGCGGATCGCCCGCGCGGACGGCGTCGCCTTCGGCTTCACCGATCACGACCGGACGCTCGCCTTCGACGGGGCCGTCTTCGAGCCGGAGAGCGGACTCACGGCCTCCGAAGTGCGCTCGGGTTCGGACCTGTCCGTCGATGCACAGGACGCAGAGGGCGTGCTGACTTCGGACCGGATCACCGAGACTGACATCCTGGACGGTCGCTGGGACAACGCGGAGGTCGAGGTCTGGCGGGTGAACTGGGCCGACACCGGTCAGCGCGTGCTGATGCGGCGCGGCGCCATCGGCCAGATCCGGCGCGGGCGGCTCGCCTTCGTGGCCGAGGTCCGCTCGCTTGCGCATGTGCTCGGCCAGACGGTCGGTCGGACGTTTCAGGCGACCTGTGACGCCGCGCTCGGCGACGCGCGCTGCGGCGTCGATCTGGAGGACCCCGCCTTCAAGGGCACGGGCGCGGTGATCGATCTGCTGCGCGACAGGTCTTTCACCGCCTCAGGCCTCGGCGGCTTCGCCTCCGGCTGGTTCACCTTCGGTACGCTGGACTGGACGAGCGGCGCGAATGCGGGGCGGCGCACCGAGGTTTTGAGCCATGACGTGACGGACGGCATCGCTGTGCTGACCCTGCTCGAAGCGCCGGTACGCGCGATCGCAGAGGGCGACGGCTTCACCATCCGCGCGGGCTGCGACAAGCGGATCGAGACCTGCGGGGCGAAGTTCGCCAACACCGCCAACTTCCGCGGCTTCCCGCACATCCCCGGCCAGGACGCCGTCCTCCGCTACGCCACCAAGGACGGTGGGCACGAGGGAAGCGTGCTGTGACGCAACCTCTCGCAGCGGCCGACCCGGCGCGCGTCATCGCCATCGCACGGTCCTGGCTCGGCACGCCGTATCACGACCAGGCGAGCCTGCGCGGCGTCGGCTGCGATTGCCTCGGGCTCGCGCGGGGCATCTGGCGCGAGGTCGTCGGCCCCGAGCCGTTCCCGATCCCGCCCTACAGCCGGGACTGGGGCGAGACCGGGCCGCGCGAGGTGCTGGCCGACGGCGCTCGGCGCATGATGATCGAGATGGAACCGGCAACGGCCGGTCCCGGCGCGCTGGTCCTCTTCCGCATGAAGCCGCGCGCGATCGCCAAGCATGTCGGGATCCTGACCGGCCCCGGCACCTTCCTCCACGCCTATGAGCGGCTGGGCGTGATCGAGGAACCGCTCACCCAGCCCTGGCGGCGGCGCATCGCCTTCGCCTTCCTGTTCCCGCAACGCTGAGCATCTGTCATGGCCACCCTCGTTCTCGGTGCCGCTGGCGCTGCCATTGGCGGCAGCATCGGCGGCGCGATCCTCGGCGTGAGCGCCGCGACCATCGGCGGCTTCATCGGCTCCACCATCGGCTCGGTGATCGACAGCTGGATCATCTCGTCGCTGGCGCCCACGCAGCGCATCGAGGGCGCACGGCTCGACACGCTGCGCATCACCTCGGCCACCGAAGGCGCGGTCATCCCGCGTCTCTACGGTCGTATGCGGATGGGCGGCAACATCATCTGGGCGACCGATTTCCGCGAGGAGACCAAGACCACCACTCAGGGCGGCGGCAAGGGTGGCGGGGGCGGCAAGGTCAAGACCACCGAGTATCTGTACTATGCGAGCTTCGCCGTGGCGCTCTGCGAAGGCCCGATCACCGGCATCGGGCGCATCTGGGCCGACGGCAAGCCGATGGACCTCTCCGGCGTCACCTGGCACTGGTATCCCGGCGACGAGGCGCAGACCGCCGATCCCCTCATCGCGGCGAAGATGGGCGCGGCCAGCACGCCCGCCTATCGCGGCACGGCCTATGTGGTCTTCGAGGAACTGGCGCTCTCGACCTACGGCAACCGCCTGCCGCAACTCTCCTTCGAGGTGTTCCGCCCGCTCGCCGATCCCGACACCGCCGAGGGGCTGACCCGCGCCGTCACCATGATCCCGGCCTCGGGCGAGTTCACCTACGCCACGCAGGCGATCCGGAAGACCGATGGCGGCGCGACGGTGCCCGAGAACCTGAACGCGCTGGCCGACTCCACCGACATGGTGGAGGCGCTGGACCGGCTGCAGGCCATGGCCCCGGCGGTCGAGAGCGTCAGCCTCGTCGTGGCCTGGTTCGGCGACGACCTGCGCGCGGGCTCCTGCAAGGTGCGGCCGGGCGTCGAGGTCTCGGCCAAATCGACCACGCCCGCCAGCTGGTCTGTCAACGGCGTCAGCCGCGCCAACGCCTTCCTCGTCAGCCGCGACGACCAGGATCGCCCCGTCTATGGCGGCACGCCGTCCGACTTCGCGGTGGTGCAGGCAATCCAGGAGATGAAGGCGCGCGGGCTGCGGGTCACCTTCTATCCGTTCATCCTGATGGACGTGCCGCCCGGCAACACGCTGCCGAACCCATATTCCGACAACGCAGCCGGAACTGGCCAGCCCGCTTTTCCATGGCGAGGGCGGATCACCTGTTCGCCTGCGGCGGGCTATGCCGGATCGGTGGACAAGACCGCCACAGCGGCCAGCCAGGTCGCGGCGCTGTTCGGCGCGGCGACGCCCGCGAGCTTCAGCGTCTCGGGCGAGAGCATCAGCTGGACCGGACCGTCCGGCGACTGGGGCTTGCGCCGCATGGTGCTGCACTACGCCCATCTTTGCGCGGCGGCGGGCGGGGTCGATGCCTTCTTGATCGGCACCGAGATGCCGGGGCTGACCACGATCCGCTCGGACGCCAGCACCTATCCCGCCGTGCAGGCCTACCGGGACCTGCTCGCGGATGTGCGCTCGATCCTCGGGGCCGGGACGAAGATCGGCTATGCCGCCGACTGGTCGGAGTATTTCGGGCACCAGCCGGGCGACGGCAGTGGCGACGTGTTCTTCCACCTCGACCCGCTCTGGGCCGACCCGGAGATCGATTTCGTCGGCATCGACAACTACATGCCGCTGTCGGACTGGCGCGACGGCTTCGAGCATCTCGACGCTGCCGAGGGCTGGCCCGCGATCTACGACCGCGCCTACCTGCAGGGGAACATCGCGGGCGGCGAAGGCTTCGACTGGTTCTATGCCTCGGCAGCGGACCGCTCCGCGCAGGTCCGCACCCCGATCACCGATGGGGCCGCGGCCAAGCCGTGGGTCTTCCGCTACAAGGATCTGCGCGCCTGGTGGTCGAACGCGCATTACGACCGCCCGGGCGGGGTGGAGAGCGCGACGCCGACGGCGTGGGCGCCACACTCCAAGCCGATCTGGTTCACCGAGCTCGGCTGTCCCGCCATCGACCGGGGCACGAACCAGCCCAATGTCTTCTTCGATCCGAAATCGTCCGAGAGCTTCACGCCGCATTTCTCGCGGGGCTGGCGGGATGACGCCATTCAGCGGGCCTATCTCGAGGCGACGTATCTCTGGTGGGGTGAGGCTGTGAACAATCCGGTGTCCTCGGTCTATGGCGGCCGGATGGTGCATGTCCCCGAATGCGCCGCCTGGACCTGGGACGCGCGGCCCTATCCGTTCTTTCCGGCGCTGACCGACGTCTGGACGGACGGGGCGAACTGGCGGCTGGGGCACTGGCTGACCGGAAGGCTTGGCGCGGTGTCGCTGGCCGCACTCGTTCGGCATCTCTGCCTGCGCGCCGGGCTGCCCGAGTCCCGGATCGACGTCACCGGACTCTGGGGCGCGGTGGAAGGCTACGCGATCGGCGCGCTGGAATCCCCGCGCGCCTCGATCACCACGCTGTCGCGCCACTTCGGCTTCGACGCCGTCGAGACCGAAGGGGTGATCCGCTTCGTCATGCGCGGCCGGGCCTCCGTCGCCACCCTCGCGCCCGACGATCTGGTGGCACCCCGCGAAGGCGACGTGCTGGAACTGACGCGCGGCCAGGAGACCGAACTGCCGCAGGCCCTGAAATGGCAGGTCGCGCGTGCCGACGAGGATTACGACGCGGCCCTCGTCGAGGCGCGGCGCATCACCGTGGACACGACGCGGATTGCCTCGGAGAGCTTTCCCATGGCCGTGTCGCCCGAGGAGGCCGAACGCCGCTGCCGCCGCGCGCTGATGGAGGCGTGGGTGGGCCGCGAGACGGCGGTGCTCCGTCTGCCGCCCTCGCGCCTCGCGCTCGATCCTGCCGATGCGATCCGGCTCGCCCACGACGGGCGACTGGTGGACCTGCGGCTCGTCTCCATCGCCGACGCGGAGGCGCGCGGCATCGAGGCGGTGCGCCAGGACCGGGCGACCTACGATCTGCCGCCCGGAGACCCTCGCGCGGCGTCGTTGACGCGCACCGTGGTGTTCGGCGCGCCGGATGCGGTGCTGATGGACCTGCCGCAGCTGACCGAGGACCAGCCCGCGCACCGGCCGCTGGTCGCGGCGCACGCCGTTCCTTGGCCGGGCGAGATGGCGGTGTTCCGCAGCCCCTCGACCGATGGCTTCGAGCTGCTGACCACGTTTGGCAGCCGCGCCCGGATCGGCACGCTGGTGTCGGACTTCTACGCGGGGCCCACGTCTCGCTTCGACCTCGGCAATGCGCTGGTGGTCGATCTGCTGACCGGGACGCTGGAAAGCGTCACGGACCTGACCCTCTTCGGCGGTGCCAACGCGCTGGCAGTGGAAAATGCGCCCGGTGTCTGGGAGATCGTGCAGGCGGGCGCGGCAGAGCTGCTCGCGCCCGGCCGGTATCGCCTGACGCGCCTGTTGCGTGGCCAGCGGGGTACCGAAGGTGCGATGGGCAACCCGGCGCCTGCTGGTGCCCGCGTCGTCGTGCTGGACACCGCGCTCGCACCTCTGCCGATTGCTGAGGCCGATCTCGGCATCCCGTGGAACTGGCGCATCGGCCCCGCGAGCCGCCCGGTGACCGACGAGACCTACGTCGCGCAGTCCTTCATACCCGATGGCATCGGACTGCGACCGTTCTCCGTCGCACATGTCGAGCAGCCGTGGCGCAGGCCTCGCACGCCCGGCGATCTGACGATCCGCTGGACGCGCCGGTCCCGCGCGCTGTCCGCCGACAGCTGGGGCGGGCTTGAGGTGCCGCTGGCAGAGGAACTCGAAGCCTACGAGGTCGAGATTCTCGACGGCGCAACCGTGAAGCGGGTGCTGAGCGCGACCACGACCAGCGCAGTCTACACCGCCGCCGCCCAGACCGCCGATTGGGGTGCGCCGCTCGGTCCCGGCGACACGCTCGACATCCGTATCTATCAGCTCTCCGCCCTCGTCGGGCGGGGCGCGCCGAAGACCGTCACGCTTACATTCTGAAGGCCTTTCCCATGTCCGACGCCACGACCCATCTCCTGCTGCCCTACGTCCTCGCGGCGCAGGCCCAGAAGCATGTCACCCACAACGAGGCGCTGCGGATCCTCGACGGGCTCGTCCAGCTCTCCGTCCTCGACCGCGATCTGACCGCTCCGCCTGGTTCTCCCGCCGATGGCGACCGCTACATCGTCGGCTCGGGTGCGACGGGCGACTGGGCGGGCTGGGACCTGAACGTCGCGCTCTGGACCGACGGCACCTGGCTGCGCCTGCCGCCACGCACCGGATGGCGGGCGTGGGTCGAGGATGAGGGCCTGCTGGTCGTCTTCGATGGCGCGGGCTGGATCGGCACGACGCCTGCGGCGCTGCAGAACCTCACGCTGCTAGGCCTCGGCACCACGGCCGACGCGTCGAACCCGTTCTCGGCCAAGCTCAACGCGGCGCTCTGGACCGCGAAGACCGTGGCCGAGGGCGGCACCGGCGATCTGTTCTACACCATGAACAAGGAGGCTGCGGGCGACGATCTCGGACTGACCCTGCAGACCGGCTTCGTGACGAAGGCGCTTGTGGGGCTCTTCGGCTCGGACCGCTTCCGTCTCGCGGTCTCCGCCGACGGCAGCACCTTCTTCGACGGGCTGAGCGTCGACAACGCCACCGGCATCGTGGACCAGCCCCGGCTGCCCCGGTTCAAGGCTTACACCAACTACGACAACTACGTCGGCGTCGGGACCTGGACGAAGATCGGCCTCAACAACACCGACTACAACGACCAAGGGGCTTTCGACGCGGCGAACAACCACTTCGTGGCCCTGGTCGACGGCACCTACCTCTTCGGCGCGACGCTGCTCTACAAGATCAACGCCAGCACCACCGCCCGCATGAGCGGACGCCTCGTCCTGAACGGCACGACCGAGATCCGGGGCTCCATGGGCGAGAGCTCCGCCACCCATGTCTCGCTCGCCACCTCCATCTGGCTGCAGACCATGGTGCCGCTTGTCGCGGGCGATACCGTCGAGCTGCAGGGATATTTCCGGGTCGCCGATGGGTATTTCGCCGCCGACCACACGTCCTTCTGGGGCTGCAAGGTCGGCTGATCGGCGGAAGGAGGATCCGATGACACCACCCCGATCCGAGGGCTTCGTGCGCATGCCCGACGCCGAGTTCGAGGCGATCCTGACCCGGGCCGCTGAGGAAGGCGCGAAACGCGCGCTCGCCGATGTCGGTCTCGACGGCGATGAGGCCGCGCTCGACATCCGCGATCTGCGCTCGCTCGTCGACTGCATCCGGCTGGTCCGCCGCACCGCGATGCAGACCGCCGTCCGCATGATCACCACCGGCGTCATGCTGGCGCTGCTCGCGGGCATCGCCATCAAGCTCAAGATCTTCGGCGGCGGTCCATAGCCGCTCACCATCCCATTCATCAGCCCAACCGCACCCGCCCTTGAGGCGGGTTTTTCGTTTTCGGAGGCCCCCCATGACGACAACCTTCCACCGCCACTGGCGCGATGTGCCCGAGAGCACCTGGCGCTGGCCCAACTCCTCGCCCGCCGAGATCGCCTGCCGGGGCACTGGCAGGCTGCTCATCAACGAACCCGCGCTCGACAGGCTGCAGGCGCTGCGCGACCGGCTGGGTAAGCCGCTGATCGTCCGCTCCGCCTATCGCAGCCCGGAGCACAACCGCGCCGTGGGCGGCGCGCCGCGCTCGAAGCACCTGGATGGGGCGGCCTTCGACATCGCCATGGCCAACCACGATCCGGTGGCGTTCGAGGCCGCGGCGCGGGCGGTCGGCTTTCTCGGGTTCGGCTTCTATCCGCGGTCCGGATTCATGCACATCGATCTCGGGCCGGCGCGTCAGTGGGGAGAGCGCTTTCCTGCGCGCCCGGTGCCATTCGCGGCCGAGACCCCGCCGGCGCGCGAGGTCCTGGCGCAGAGCCGCACCATGAAAGGCGGCGGCGCGGCGGGTGTCGCGACGTTGGGTGCGGCCGGCGTCGAGGTGGCGCAAGGCGTCCTGGCAGAGACCCAGACCGCCATCCTGCCGCTCGTGTCGTATCTCGACACGTTGCGCTGGGTGTTCATCGCCGTCGCGCTCGGCGGCATCGCGGTCACCATCTACGCCCGCCTCGACGACTGGCGCCAGGGGCGGCGGTGATCGGCGGGCTCATCGCCACGCTCTCCGGATCGGCATGGGCGCGCACGGCGCTCCGCTGCGGCGTCACTGCCCTCACGATCCTTCTGTTCCTGCTGTCCCTGCGCCGCTCCGGCGAGCGCGCCGGCCGACTGACCGAGCAGCTCGAAACCATGGAGAAAACCCATGACGCCCAAAGGCGGATGCTCGAGGCGGCGGCGCGTCGCCCTCGGTCTCGCGACGATCTGGCTGAGCGGCTGCGCGACGGTTCGTTCTGAGGACGGGAGGCTCGCGACATGCCCGCCCGTGGTCGAGTATGGCAGGGAGTTCCAGGCGCGGGCGGCCGAGGAGCTGGCCCGGCTGCCGGAGGCATTGATGATCGCGGAAATGCTGAGGGACTACGCCGTTCTGCGAGCGCAGGCGAGAGCCTGCGGATCCCTTTCGATTCTCAGGTAGCGGTCGCCGTTCTGCTCGAGCTGCGGAGATACGGTCTACTGCGGTCCGTTTAAATCGACCTCCTTTCAGCTTGGCGGCTACGAGTCACGCACCGTTTTCGGCTTCCAGCGCCCGTCGCAATCGACGGATCAGAACGCCGCGGGTTCGTTCATCCGGGCTGGCCCTCAGAGCCTCGTTGATTTCGAGAATCAGCCGCGACACATCGTTGTGCCAATCCATCCGCGCCACTTTTTCCGGGGGAAGCCTTGGTGGCATGGGTTCGGCGAGCCTCTGGCTCCCCATTGCTGTCAACTCGAAGCCTTCATCCAATTCCGGCCGCAGCACATGGGCGGGATCGACGATACCCGTCAGCCGCGCGGCCAGCCCTTCCATCGCGGCCTCCTCGCCATGGACCAGAAAGACATCGTGCCTGATCGGCAGTCGGGCCTTGATCCAGTCCCGCAACTCGGTGCCGTCCGCATGGCCAGAGTACAGATCGAGCGACCTGATCCTTGCCCGGACAGAAAATTCCTCGCCTTGAATCCGCACCGATGTTGCACCGTCCTGCAGGATGCGACCCAATGTGCCGACGGCCTGGAAGCCGGTGAAGAGCACCGTGCCCTCGTCGCGCCATAACCAGTTCTTCAGCCGGTGCCGAATGCGTCCGGCTTCGCACATTCCGGAGGCGGCAATCACGATATGAAAGCCCCTGATCCGGTCAAGCGCGATGCTTTGTTCCCGCGTTTCGGTGAAGTGCAGGTGCCGTGATTTCAGCCCCTTCATCAGCACCGCGCCTTCTTCCAGCTCTCGATGGTGCTTGGCGAAAACGCGCGTGGCCTTGGTCGCAAGCGGACTGTCGACATAGATCGGGGTTGGGGGCAGCGCGCCTTCGGCGATGAGGCGGCCCAGATCGCTGATCAATTCCTGGGCCCGCTCGACCGCAAAGGATGGGATCAATAGCGCTCCGTTCGGATGCATGGCCGCGCGAACCTCATCGGCCAGCAGCTTCCGGCGGCGGTCGGCGGTGGCATCGATCCGGTCGCGATCGCCATAGGTTGACTCGCAGATCAGGTAGTCCACGCCGCTCGGGCCCTCGGGGTCGGGGTGCATCAGCTTGTAGTCGGGGCCGATGTCGGCTGAAAACAGGATCTGCATCGGGGCAGCATCTGCCCGCGCCACTTCGATCTCGACCGAGGCTGAGCCCAGAAGATGCCCTGCGTTCCAGAACCGGGCCCGCAGCCCCGGTATCACGGAAAACCAGGCGTCGTACGGCTGCGGCCGAAACAGTGCGAGGCAGGCATCTGCATCCTGACGCGTATAGATGGGGGTGACCTTGCCGCGATCCCGCCGCGCCGCCCGGCGGTTGAACTGTTCCACCTCGATTTCCTGGATATGCGCGCTGTCGGGCAGCATCACCCCGGCCAGATCGACGGTGGCAGGCGTGGCATGGATCGGGCCGGTAAATCCGTGGCGGACCAATTTCGGCAGCAGACCTGAGTGGTCGATATGGGCGTGACTGAGGATCACGGCAGCGATGGCGTCTGGCGCGAATGGAAAGGGTCGGTAGTTCAATTCCTTCTCGGTCTTCGACCCCTGGAACAGGCCGCAATCGACCAGGACTTGCCCGTGATCGGTTTCAACTCGAAAGCAGGACCCGGTGACCGCCCTGGCGGCTCCATGAAACGTCAGGCGCAGGTTCTGCATATCTCGATCCTCTCAATGGGGCATTTTGTCCGATACAATCCATGGTCAGGATTGCAACACATACGCGCCGGGGGCTGCGGAAAGCGGGGCTAGGCCATGGTCCGGAGCGCCCATCGCAGGAGCGTCTACCTGGCCACCACCCAGCACCTTGAGCCAGCCCGCCCAGTCCGGCCACCAAGATCCGGCCTTCGGCTCGGTCCGGGCCAGCCAGGTGTCGGGGCCGACATACAGGGCACCGGCCGGGCGGGGCGAAATGCGATACTGGCGCCTCTTGTGCCCCGGCTCGCTGAGGATGCCCGTGTTGTGCCCGCCCTTTGTCAGCACGAAGGTCAAGTCGCAGTCGGTGAACAGCTGGGTCTTGTAGACCGATCGCCAGGGTGCGATGTGGTCCGTCTCGGTCGCCACGACAAACAGCGGCATTGCGAGGTTCTTGAGCGCAATCACCCGGCCCTCGACCGCGAAACGCCCCGCCGTCAGCCGGTTCTCCAGAAACAAGCTGCGCAAGTATTGCGAATGCATCTGCGCCGGCATGCGCGTGGCATCCGACAGCCATACGGCGATGTCGGTCGGCACATCCTCCCGGCCAAGGAAGTACCGCTGGACGGCGCGCGTCCAGATCAGATCTTCCGACCGAATGGCGGCAAAGGCGCGCGCCATCTGCGGGCGGTCGAGATAGCCTTGCTCCCACATCAGATCTTCGAGAAAGGCGATCTGACTTTCGTCGAGGAACAGGAGCAGCTCGCCCGCCTCCGCGAAATCGACCTGCGCCGCCATCAGCGTGACCGAGGCGAGTCGATTATCCCCGTCGCGCGCCATCGTCGCCGCCGCGATCGCCATAATCGTGCCGCCGAGGCAGTAGCCCACGGCTTGAACCGGGGTATCCGGCACGATCGTCGTCACAGCGTCCAGCGCTGCCATCACGCCGCGCTTGCGATAATCTTCAAGCGACAGGTCGCGCTGATCGGCCGTCGGATTGATCCACGATATCATGAAGACGGTGAAGCCCTGCCTGACCAGATACCGCACCATCGAGTTCTCGGGCGACAGATCGAGAATGTAGTATTTCATGATCCACGCCGGAACGAACAGGATCGGCCGCGCGTGCACCTGCGGCGACTGCGGTGCGTACTGGATCAGTTCCATCAGATCGTTGCGAAAGACAACCTGCCCCGGGGTGCAGGCCAGATCAATGCCGATCCGATAGCCTTCGGGGGGCGGATCGTGCCGGTTCGTCAGGGTCTTGATCGCATCCTCTAGGAAATGCGCCGCGCCCTCGGTCAGGTTGCGGCCCGCAGTCCTTGCCGTTTCCTCGATGATCTCCGGGTTGAGTGGCGGAAAGTTCGAGGGCGACAGGACGTCGAGCGTCTGGCGAGCCAGGAAGCGGGTGCGCTCGGAATCCTCGAGGCGAAGACCGCGCATCGGTTCGATCGCATGGTCCCACCAATCCTGCACGCCAAGAAACCCCTGCTGCCAAAGCCGGAACGGCAGTGACTGCCAGCCGGGATGATTGAAACGCTTGTCATACGGCTTGGGCGCAAACGGCGGAGGGCTGGCGGGACTCGCCGCGAGCGCCATCACCTTCAGCAGGTTCTGCTGGGCATGCTCGGCCAGTTCCATCTGGCGTCCCGGCGAGCGCGCCAGATGCTGCGTCCAGTCGCTCCAGGCCTCAATGAAGGCATGGGGCGACACCCCGCCGCTCAGTTTCGCCAAGGCGCCGCGTGCCGCACGGTCGAGGTTGTTGTGCGGATGGTCCCGCGGCGGTTCACGCAAGGGTGGAACAACAGCGGGGAGCTGGACTGACCTCGGAAGGGGCGCAGCGCGAGGCATTTGTTTCGGAGGTTTTTTCATGACTTCAATCCCAGTCTGATTTGCTTCTCCGTCTCGATTAACGCGAAGAAGACTGCGCCCACCCCCACGATCAGAAACCCATCGAACAGCGGGATGTCCTGCGTGCCGAATATCTGTTGCATCGGCGGCAAGTAGGTGATGGCGAACTGCGCGCCCGTCACTATCACAACACAGGCCCAGATGATCCGCGTTCCTCGCACCGCCGCCCATGTCAGCGAAGTGCCATAGATGTTGCGGATGAAGAAAAGGTGGAAGATCTCAAGCACTACCAGCGTGTTCATCGCGATGGTCTGTGCCAGCGCGGTGGGGTAACCGCGGTCGGTGGCATAGAAATACATGCCGAACACAGCCGTGAGAAACAAAGTCGAGACGAGCACGATATGCCAGACGAGCCCGCCCGACAGCAGCGGCTCGTTCCGCGGGCGCGGCGGGCGGCGCATGGTGCCAGGCTCGGACGGCTCGAATGCGAGGGCTAGCCCCAGCGTGATGGCTGTGATCAGGTTGACCCACAGGATCTGCACGGCAGTGATGGGCAGCGCCATGCCGGCGAAGAGCGCCACGACGATTGTCAGGGCCTCGCCAGCATTCGTCGGCAGGGTCCAACTGATTACCTTCTTGATGTTGTCGTAGACCGTGCGCCCCTCGCGCACTGCAGCGGCGATTGAGGCAAAATTGTCGTCGGCCAGCACCAGTTCCGCAGCCTCCTTCGCGGCTTCGCTGCCCTTCAGTCCCATGGCGATCCCAGCATCGGCGCGCTTGAGTGCCGGGGCGTCGTTCACTCCGTCGCCGGTCATAGCCACGGTTAGCCCGCGCGCCTGCAGGGCGGTGACGAGGCGCAGCTTATGGGCGGGGGAGGTGCGCGCGAAGATGTCGGTCTGCACCGCCGCATCGGCCAGCACGGCGTCGTCCATCGCCTCGAGATCGGCACCGGTGAGCACGCGCTCGTGGTTCTTCAACCCAATCATGCCCGCGATCGCGCGCGCGGTGGCGGCGTGATCCCCGGTGATCATCTTCACCCGGATACCGGCCCGGCGGCAGTCCGCCACCGCACGCACCGCCTCCTCCCGGGGCGGATCCATCAGGCCATAGAGGCCA